ACCTACTGATCGAGACAATCTAAAATATAAACGAATTGAAACTATAGGCAATCTAATGTATGATTTATTCCGCGAATATTATACAATTCAGCAAAGAACCATTCACGTGGAATTTGAAAAAAGAGCTCATTATAATCAATCTATTTACGCTAACAACTTATATGGACTCATTCAACAAAACTATAAGGATATTTTTAGAGAACGTATAGTGGAAGATGGTTTCAAAAAGGCATTCAAAGGGAACTGGGGGGCGCATTCTCATTCCAAGCGTATAGGTGTACTACAAGATTTGAACCGCATTTCTCATAATGCGATGCTGAGTCATTTGCGTAAAACGAATTTACCATTGGACCCTACCGCAAAAGTAGTGGGTCCCCGTGTATTGCACAGCACACATTGGGGTATGTTCGACCCGATTGATACGCCGGATGGTGGAAATATTGGCTTGCATAAACATATGTCTATGTTTTCTTACATAACTCAAGGTTATTCACGAGAACCATTAATACAATGGCTTCGTGAAAAAATAAGTTTAATATTATTAGAAGATTGTTCTCCCGAAGTATTATCTACTATGACCAAACTTTTTGTAAATGGTTATTGGGCAGGAGCAGTAGATGAGCCTATACAGGTAGTATCTAAATTTTTATTATATAGACGAAACGGGTTGATCCCTATTTATACAAGTATTTCATTTGATTATAAAATGAACAATATACATATTTATACAGACGCGGGTCGTATATGCCGACCCGTATTTTATAAAGACGATGAAACACGTGAAATGTCGTTCAATAACAAAACAATACTGAAGCACATTGAAGATAATAAATACACGTGGACTCAGCTCATCACGGGTTTCAACGAAAAAAAAATATCCAATTTTCATCCAAATAATTATAAATTATATGAACTGCACGAATTATATGAAAATTTAAAAACCGAAACAAACCCGGCTAAATTGAAAAAATTCTTAGAAGAAAAGGCAATCATTGATTACATTGATACAAACGAAACCGAAAGTGCAATCATTGCATTAAACAACGACGCTCTTTCAAAAAAAGAACATAAATATACACATATGGAAATTCACGAATCGTTAATATTTGGCGTAATGTGCAATCTAATCAATTATCCAGAAAATAATCCAGCAACGCGCAATTCATTCTCTTGTGGTCAAAGTAAACAGGCTTGTTCGTTATATCATACAAATTATCAAGTGAGAATGGATAAATCTGCTATTATTTTGAACAATGGTCAAAATCCATTAGTAAAAACAAGATACCTGGAGTATATCAATAACGAATCAAATCCGTATGGTGAAAATGCAATTGTTGCAGTTATGTGTTATACTGGTTATAATGTAGAAGACGCAATTCTGGTCAACGAAGGAGCACTGGATCGTGGATTATTTCGTACTACATATTTTACAACATATGAAATGCACGAAGAAAAAACAAAAAACGGTGAAAATATTACCCAAAATACGTTATCCAATATCGAAAATGAACCGAATATGGTAGGCACTAAACCCGGATATGATTACAGCCAGCTAGATAAATATGGAATTGTGAAAGAAGGTACAGAATTAAACGATAGGACGATTATTATGGGTATGGTATCAAATGATTCTTCCATTCCTGATAAAAAAATGGATATGTCGAAAACTACAAAAAAAGGACAATTTGGTATTGTAGATAAAACATTTATTACAGAAGGCGAGGAAGGAACCCGCATTGCAAAAGTACGCGTTCGGGAGGAACGTATACCAAATATTGGCGATAAAATGGCTTCCCGTGCTGGTCAGAAAGGAACGATTGGCTTAGTTATTCCGGAAATAGATATGCCTTGTACTAGAGATGGGGTTCGTCCTGATTTAATAATTAACCCCCACGCAATTCCTTCTCGTATGACCATTGGGCAATTTGTGGAGACCATTACCGGTAAAGCGGCTGCAATGTACGGTTCATTTGGTGATTGTACCGCGTACAATAATAATGGTTCCAAAGTAGGTGCTTTTGGCGAATTGTTAACTAAAGTTGGATATCACTCAAGTGGAAATGAAATATTATATAATGGAATGAACGGAGAACAACTAGAAACTGAGATTTTTATGGGACCTAATTATTACATGAGACTGAAACATATGGTGAAAGATAAAATCAATTATCGTGCAAGAGGCCCAAGAACAGCATTAACAAGACAACCGGTAAGCGGAAGGGCAAATGACGGTGGTTTACGTATTGGTGAGATGGAAAGAGACTCGATTATTTCTCACGGTGCTACTGCATTTTTAAAAGAGTCTATGATGGAAAGAGGTGATAAATATAAACTTGCTATTTGCAACACCACTGGTATGAGTGCCATTTATAATTCATCGAAAAATCTATTTTTGAGTCCATTAGCTGACGGCCCTATAAAATTCGTTAGTTCTATCGATAATAATAATCTGAATATAGATACAATGAGTAAATTTGGTAGAAATTTCAGTGTGGTTGAAGTACCATATTCATTGAAACTATTAATGCAGGAATTATTAGCGGTTAATATTTCAATGCGAATCATAACGGAAGATAATATAGAACAATTAGAAAGTATGACAAAATCAAATAATATAGATTTATTGTTGCGAAAGAAGGATACAAAAATTAATGATATTATTAGTGAAATTCGGAGAAACTTAAAAAATGAAAGTACGAACGATGTTTTAAAAACACCTGAAATCATACCAGAAACTCCGATTACTCCACCCGTTGAAGAAGAATATAATCCAACTACCCCGGATTATATGCCATATGATACATCGCCTCAATACCTGCCAACAACGCCAAGTATTTCACCTCAGTCATCAAATGTAGTTTATGATCCAAATAGTCCTCCCTATTCTGCCGTTTTAGGGCGACAAATGACCGAAGATGAGTTTAATAACTCCCCAACCGCACGATGGACGCAAAGAGAGTCGTCTTCAAATGACCCGCGTACACCGTCAACGACGCCTCCTGCAAGTATTTCTAGCTTAAACAGTGCATCTTCGCCAGTACCACCACCGCCATTTGAAGACATCTATGAAAAAGACGGAATAAAATTTACAAGTGGCGAGGTTGTTAATTATCGAGGCGATTCTAAATTGGAACGTATATGGCGAATCGTTAAAATTGGTGATAAATTTATTACAATAGAAACCGAAGATTTCGAAGGCCTTGATATTATCGATACCACAAAAGTAGTCACTGTTGATGATATTTATAAACAAGGAAATTATCCATTTACAACAGTGAACGCTGAATCCGGGGTAGCTGAATTGCCAAATCAATTATCCCAACCATATAATGAACCTACCGCCACTCCAACCATTAACTTTGCCCCTGTATTTAAAATAACAAACGGCCAAAATAATAATGAAAATGAGTTGAATGATCTTCCACAAGACAATGTCGTTATGCCCGGTATTAAAATGAAAAATTCGGAACCGGTTGTTGAGAAGGAAACAAAAACTAACGACATTTTTAGCGGAGGGTTAGTTATTAAGAAACTGTAATAAAAATTGATAAATAAAGTTTATTAATAATATGGTTAAAAACAATCGCTGGTAACTGTATAGACCATGTCTTACAATAACAATCATATTTTGAATATTTATAAATCTAGAATGAATATTCTAAACATAATGGAATATCAAGGATACGCCGTATCTGATTACGTAAATTTTAATATCAATCAAGTGGACGCAATGTTGTCTAATGACCAACTAGATATGTTAATCGAAAATGGTAATACAAAACAAAAAACATATATCAAATATTATTTCAATTCTAAACAAATAAGGCAAAACAATTTAGATGAAATCATTGAAGATTTGTATATTATTGACGAAGTATTAGATAAAAAGGATAATTTAATTGTCATTATTGAAGATGAACCTAATGATGTTATTATTTCTCGATTGAGATATTTATATGAAAATGATGGGATCTTTGTAGTTATCCATAATATCCACCGTCTGCAGTATAATATTCTTAATCACGAATTAGTACCGAAATGCGTGGTATTGTCAGATGACGAAACAAATGAGTTCAAACAAAATTATAATATAAGTACTGGGTCGCAACTGCCTGAAATATCTCGATTTGATCCCCAAGCATTAGCATTATGTATGCGACCAAGTCAAGTGTGTAAGTTTACAAGAAAAAGCATTACTGCGTTAGAAACAATATATTACCGTATCTGTGTATAAATATATTCAACTATAGTTTGTATTTTTAATGACGTTATATTTTAGGAGCATTAATATATAATGTCATTATTACCAAATTTTTGTTCGGGGGGGAATAGTTCAGATAGAAATAATTGGGATGCAAATGCAAATGCAAATAAATCTAAAGGTTCAAATGAAAACGACAATAATGGAAAATATAGAGGTTTAAATAAGGATCGATTAAATGGATATAATTATAGGCATCTAGGCAACATTGATCCAAATGTAGGATTACTTGGACCTATGCCTCCGCCAGATGGTTCAAACACACATTATTCAAACTCTGGTGCGAGTGGTAGATATAGAGATATGAAACGATTATATACCCGTGAAATAATCGAAACTGCAAATTTAGGAATAGGAATCATATTAACTATGTATATTATTGCCAAAAAGTTATAATAAATTATTCTAGTATAGTATATGGATTCATCTTTTGAACTTGAAAATAAACATAAAATATCAAAGGAACAATTGAATAATATGAATGATTATTATGATCAAGCATTGATGGGTACAATTAATTTGTCCATTGGAATTGTCATAACTAGTATTATGATTATTAAATCAACTTTTATCAATAAAAATGTATAGATAATATAAATGAGTTCAACTATGTATGATAATACAAGTCTAGAATTATGTAATAAAGATAAAATAGAAAAATATTCTAGTGATGCAAGTATAAATAAGGATAAAAGCGATGAAATGAATAGGTTATACACAATAAATATATATTTAACTATCGTGTATTATTTTCTACTAATCATTTTTATTATTATTATATTTAGTAGTGTTAATAATAGTAGCAATAGAAAAAGAAAGGTTGGAATGCTGATATTGCTTTTTTTATATCCTATCATTATTTTCCCCATTCAACAGAATGTATA